ACGAATACACAGGAATCTCTAATCTAGGAAGTGTTCTGCACATTACTTTTGTTTGTGGACCAGCGTCAAAGGTGTCAAAAAACCTACTCGCTGGATCCATGATAAACGCTCGGTCTGCTTTTATAACCGCACACATTGAGCCTATGGTCCAAACTTCATCGTACTCCTGGCTGTGGCTAATGGACAAGTGATAGTCGAGTTGACTTTTGCCCATGGCGACTATGGCAATTTTCTTGCCCTTCAGTTTGTTTTCAAGCATTTATTGTGGAGCTGTAGCACCGCGTTGTTTATCAAAACGGTTTTCGTCTCTAGTCGATCTTCCTTCCATTAAATTTGTAACTCGAGCAAGGTTTTCCTGAAAACGTTGTTCAAACATACTGGTCTCAGTAAGCTCCTGCTTCATAAAAATACTGGCTTCTACTAAAGAACCGTATAGTAATAAATCCGGGGTATTGTCTGAAATCCAAGTCGTGCCACTGTCCCCTGCTGCGGTTAATGAGGCGGGTTGATACAGATAATGTAGCTCAAAAGTCAGATTAGCATTCGGTGTTGGCGCTAAAATAAAGGTGTCATCATCAAACTGCCCATAGTATTTAGGAACTCCGGTTGTTGCAGCAGCTTGTATATAATTGCGCATAAAACTAGGGTGCTTTAATAATAAATAAGTGTACTCACTATCACTGTTTAAAACAGCTAAACTTAAAGGAGCCACGAAATCTGAAGGCGATGAAAGGTAGGGGTTCCCGGATGCGGCAGTTCCAGTAACGTTTTTACGAAACACATTAAGTTCAATCGTATTAAATATACGGTTTTCCGCCTGTTTAATAAAGGTATCAAGCGTATTAGTAAAGGTGGTTTCAGAATTATCCATGTAATTCTGAACCGCTGTTTTTAATCCACTGTAGGTAAAGCTCATGTTGTTGGCCCTGCGGTTACTGTAGAACCACCACCGGTAATATCACCCGTAGTAGCCGTCCCTGTTGAAGTAAATTTATATTCGTTGCTGTCCACAACCGTTATTGTATACCCATCAGAGCTTTCAAGCACAGTTGTTGTTATTCCATCAAAAGCCTCGGTGCTACGAAAACGAACGGTATCACCCGTGGTCCTAACATGTTTAAACTCGGTTACACGAACCACTGCGTTCGCTCCAGAGCTTTCTGCTTTAAAAGGGTTTAATGGTAAAAGCGCTTGTGCCGGACCTACTGAAACAAAGGGTCCTGCGCCTCTTGCCCCACTTGTGCCGGTTCCAGAAATAGCTGAAAAAGTATAGATATCATCATCCACTTTTGTAATTGAATACGCGTCTGGATCGGTTAGTGTTGCGACAGTAAACCCGTCAAACACTTCTGCTCCTCTAAAACGTACTTTGTCCCCGGTACTTCGACCATGGTCATCTTCAAANACCTTAATAACCGCACTCCCTGCTGTTGAAAGAAAAGGGTTGTTGGTCAACAAAGCCTCTGCAACGGGTTCTGTTCTAGCAGGACGGGGGTTGAGCAGGGCTTCTGGGTCCGCTGCAAAATGAGGAGGACTTAATTGAGGTTGTTTTGGACTCCATTGATCGGGCCCAACTAATAAGCCGTCCCAAGTCATTTTCATGTCCCTTAAACGGTAACGGAACCCTGATATATCACATATACCCCACGCTTTTTTACCCGCTGCAAAAGCCATTAGATAATGGTCCTAGCCGGTAAAAAACGAGAGCTTACAGTATCAATGTTTTCATAAGCGGCTCGTTGCCATTCCTCGTCATATATTTGTTTGAGCATCTGCACGCGGTCTGGAGCCCTTTTAATAGCTATATAATAAGCCAGTCCTGCTGCCATCGCNGGGAGAAANTCAAANGTTATTTCTAAAGTATTGGTATAAATNCCTGCGTCCTGTATGCGNGTNAGNGCNTAATAACGAAAAACGTCCGTAGAGTTTTCCGGCGCCGGGTACAAGTACAGTTTCGGTGTTATACTTTTTTCCACATAAAACTGAGTTGATCTTGATTTAGTGCTTTTGTTCGGAAGATAATGATAATCACTCCTACTGATCCTATTAACCTGATAATCAGTTGAGGTGCTTCCAGAAGTACGACGGATAACCGCAGACAAAACATTAACCAGGTCTGTACCAAGATCGTAACTGGTGGTGCCTTCGGTCAACGCTTCTGTTCTTTCAACAATAAGCCAGAGATTTAAGCCTCGGTTTGCCCATTCAGCAAACATAAGATTAAGGGACCGCCTAGCTGTTTCCAGATCATAGCCGGTCCTTAATTCTAGTCCACAACGTTCAAACGATTCTTCGATCAACTCGTCGACGTTTAGATCGAACGTAGTTGTCTCTGACGTGGCCATTAGTTGTTAGGCGCTTCGTAATATTTCAAAAACTCACACCAAACTGTGTATTCATTGCCTGCGTCCGATGTTGAAGGAATTACGAAAAGAACGTCTCCTGAATAACCCGATGCTTCCGTATTAACTAAGCCCCCTATAGTGCTAAAATCAAACGTATTGTCATAAGCCAGGGTCAAAAAAGTAACGTCCGTTGTTGCGTCCCAATCAAGTGATGCCGGTGCATCCGGGGCACCGCTCACGGTATACCATATTTTATTTAAAGCCACATGCGTGCATGTTTCTTTATTCGCCGACTGGTTCAAAGCTGAAACGTCGACTAAAGTGGTACTACTGGCGCTTCCGTCTGAAAGAACGGAACAATAAACTATGAGTTTCTTGTCGTAGTCATATTGAGTAGTGGGTCCTGTGACTGTATTAGCCATAATTTACCCCTACTTATATATTAAGTTTGATTAGTGAATAATCAGTAGTTACATCAACCAGCATAACTGTACCAACGATATCTAAGATGTCGCTTGTTGCTGGGGCTACGCCACCTGCAACGGTTGCTGATCTCACTGCGTTATGCCCAAGCACTAATGTTCCTACAGTTAATACTGCTGCTGGTCCATAAGTTTGGAACCAACCGTAAGCACTTAATGCCATGTCAACAACTGGGACACCCATTGCTGCACCTGTTTCTGCTGCTGGTGCAACCACAAGTCCAGACCAAGGATCTGACATTAAAGAAACTTTAGATGAAGTTGTTATTGCTGTAGCTAATGCATCGTGGCATGTGATAACAACTGAAGGATCGGCTGAATGATCATGTACTGGATTAGACTTAATTTTTAAACATTGTCCTTCGCCTGTTACATCATTTACATAAAGATAACCACCTGCATACTGATTTAAAGTAAGGTCAGTTCCTGCTGTTTCTACTGAAATCTCATACTCACCTGCTGCAACTGCTGCGGTTGGGGCTAAATCTTGATGATCAGCCTTTGTTCCAACAATGGTTTGAACAAGTTTTCCTGCTGTTAACGCAACACCACCTGCTAAACCGTATCTAAATACTCTGTCACCGTAATAAAGAACTGAGCCTAAAGGAATATCATTTCCTAAAGAATCTGTTATTGAAGTGGTTCCACTTGTGAAAGGGTTGATAATTGAGTCTGGGTTAGATCCCTTACCAGTAAAAAAGTCCGTGGGTGCAAAACCTAGTATTGAACTTGTTCCAGTTGTGCTACCAATTTGGTACGCACCACCTTCGCTAGTTCCGTAAGTAGTTTCTGCTCCTGTTGAACTATTAACTCTATAAGTTATAAACCCGTTTTTGGACCTTACTGGTCCGCTAAAGCTTGAATTTGCCATAATTAAGTCTCCTTAATAACCCTATCGTCTTTTGGCATTGTCTGCTAGGTCAGTCGATAGGTAAAATTTATCCTAGATAAAGTAATGGGAGTTGAGTAACAAACCCTCCCATCAATGGTTCGATATGATAACTTATCCGATTAAGATGATCCGGGTGAACCGAAGATACCTAGCGGATCAGATACACCAAAGGAGTATCTTTCTCTTGCTTTGTATCTAACATTACCTGTAGTGAAATCACCATCCATGCTTGTTTGCATAGGAGTTCTTTCAAAATGCTTCATGCCGTCAGGAATATCAGTAGTCAAGAAGAATGCATTTGTGTCAGTCAAATAATGATTGACAGAATACCCTTCTGGAATTACTCCATTCGTTTTGATCGCATTAATATCGTTATCAGATGTTCCTACACGATAGCTACTATCAAGTAGTCGTGTGGCAACAAACTGAAGATCGGTAGGAATGACCAATTTTCTTGCACGAGCAGCAATTAATAAACCTCTTTCGTCTGTCCATTTAGAGATTTGTATAATCGCGTCTTCAAGTGATGTTTCATTTAAATCTGCACCTGTACTAGGTCGATTACTGTTTGTGCCACCATTCACCAAGGGGTGAGCAGTGCTAAACAGAGCGACATTATCGCCAGATTTAAATGTGGTACTGAATCCATTGTTAAGTGGATACGCTGCTTTTACCTGTTTTGTGTAAGCCATTGCACGAGCCAAAGCTTTGGTGTATCTAGCAGATAAAGAAACATAGAGGTTATCCTCCATTGCTTCTTCAGTGATAGAAAATCCCATCCCAATAGTTTCGTGTGTATAGCGAGCCACATAAGTTTCTTGCGCTGTATCAAAAGTGATAGCAGAGCCTTCATCCTTAACGGGTGCAGCACCAAATCCTGAAAGTTTTAACTCTTC